GAAGTCATTTATGTAGTTGTCGGAATCTTGATTGGGTTTGCCGTCTCATCTATCATTCGCCGAAAGCATCCTGTTGGTTTTCTGCGTATTGACAAGTCTGATCCGGACGGACCCTACCTTTTTCTGGAGCTGAAAAAGAGCGTTAACGAAATTATAGCTCAACGAACTGTCCTATTGGAAGTGAAGCGTGAAGACTTTATTCCGCACAAATAACACTTCCTTTTATGGAACCCTATTAAAACGAAAGGAGAAAAGAATATGGGTGAAGAAAACAGAAGTTTGTTGGAAGAGGAGATCAGAGCCGAAATTAAACGCTTGGGATCTCTCGAATCCGGAAGTCAGGAGCATACCACGGCAGTGGATAGCTTGACAAAGCTGTACAAACTGAAGCTCGAAGAGGATAAGAATACCTATGAGCGTCTGGACAAGATCGAGAATCGTGAAATCGATCAAGAGTCCAAGACGGCTCAAATGGCAGAGTCTGTCAAAGATCGATACTTCAGATTTGGTATGGCTGCTGCCGAGCTGGTGTTGCCGTTGATGTTCTACGGCGTTTGGATGAGACGAGGTTTCAAGTTCGAACAGGACGGAACTTTCACCTCTCAGACATTCAGAGGTTTATTCAGTCGATTCAGACCGACTAAGAAATAAACCGGTTCCAAAAGCGGAGAGTTCGTGTATACAACACGTTCTCTTCGTTTTTTTCTCCTGCTCGAAATTTACAAGGGCTATTGTGAGAGATGTAAAAGTGCTTTTTATCTCTTGATAAAATACTGATGGCAGCTATACTTAATAGTGCCACACAATATCAAGGAGGTAATTTGCAATGAGCTTTTTTAACGATGCGCAGAGAGACGGTTTACTTACTGGACGGTATATTTGCAGTGAATGCGGAGGACTTATGGAATTTGAAGACGAGTGGGAAGATACTTTAGTATGCCCTGCTTGCGGTCACTCCGTCGATTTAGAGCATTACGGTATGGAGAACGATGAAGAATATGATGCTCTATATCCGACCAGAGATCAGATCTGCGACAACTAATTAAGACTATTAGCAAAGGGGAAGGAGTCCTGACGAGGGCTCTTTCTCTTTTCTTTTTATAGGTGATGGATATGCGATACCATTTTGATAAACCGGAAATTTACTTGTCCTTGTATGGTGAGCGTTATATTTGTGAGCATCCGGTTTATAATAGCTGCACCCTATACAGAATTGAAGAAAAAGGTCTGGCAGTAATCCAGCAGCGGTTTGATGCTGAGTCAAAAAGCACATGGTGGAGTGAAGTTGACCCGTGGATTACTGATGCTTTATATTTGCACCCCGATTTTCGAAAATACTTTGAAATGAGGGCTGGGACTTGTACGGACGGGCTATACCCTACTGTAACGGTTCGCCAAATTATGTGGGCATTAAAAATGAAGCCTATTCAGAAAGAACGATGGGAAACAGTCTTTGATAGACGGGATATTTAAGCGCAAAAAACGCATCTCCCTTTATGAAAAGCCATTAAATTTTGAAGGGAGATATGGATTATGAAAACACTAAAGAACAAGCTATATGCTGTAGTATTACTTATTTGTGGGTACTTACCGGTACTTATTGACAAAGATGCAACAGCATTAGTATTCTTTGCGTTTATCGCAGTACCGCTGTTCTTTGCAAAAGAAAATTGGATTTATTGAGGATTGAGCCGCTAACAACGGCTCTTTTCTTTTCGCCAAAATTACAGCTCCTATTATGGAAAACGATGCTATTCGAAAGGAGTAAAGGAGCATGGACGAAATGAAAATTGGTTCTAAATTCACTACGAGCATTATCTCGAAATTGGCGAGTTTGGCAATCCGAAAGAAATTCGGTTATGATGTAAAACTGAATTTGAATGAGGTAAATGCCACGGTCGTTGATGGAAAGACACATGTTCATTTGGATATAGATGCCGATCTTGAGAAAGATGAACTGACTAAAATCCTGAAAAGTATTGGTTTGTAAAACCGGAAAAGAGCTGCTAACAACGGCTCTTTTCTTTTTACCGCGCGAAAATTACAAGCCTTATTATGAGAGACGGGTTAGCTCAGTTGGTAGAGCGCCACCCTTCCGTGGAGGTCATCGGTTCGAGTCCGATACAGTCTCTCTTACTTTTTATTTTCGCATGAAAGGAGAAAAGACATGAGCATCGATCAGCTTGATTTAATCTTGTATGACATGTACAGCATGGACGCTTGGCTGCCGCCGTTGTTTGGTAAATGGACTGAAGATTATAAAAAAGCGAGTTACTCACAATGGGCTGTCGACGAGCTCAGGGATTTTATCGCCGAACACATTTACCCTCGAAGAGAAGGGTCCATCGATGAATTCTGTAAGCTTACACATGAATTCATGATGAAGACCGCCAAGTATGCAAGGGTAAATCCGAACACAAGTCTTATGTTTCAGTCTGCCAGTGAAATGGCAGCGAACATTTTAGACCTTCTAAGGGCAATGGAATAATAAAACATGAAAGGAGAAAAGACATGAATAAAAACCAAGCAATTAAAAAGTTGCTGCATAAGTCAGGGCTTTGTATTAGGAAATACTCGCCTGTTGCTTTGTCTTGTGTAGCATCAGCCGGCGTTGTAGTCACTGCAATCGCCGCAGCCAAAGCAACCCCACGAGCAGTAGCATTGGTTTATGCAGACAGTCGCAAAAAACATGATGGCGATCCATATGCATACACCAAGAAAGAGGCATTTATCGCTGCATGGAAATGTTATGTTCCGGCAGTAGTATTTGGAGCTTCTACTATCGCTTGTATTATGGGGGCAAACGCACTAAACCGGCGACAACAGGCGGCACTAACAAGTGCATATGCGCTCGTCCAAAGTTCCTATAAAGAGTATAAGGACAAGTTGAAAGAACTCTATGGCGAGGAGGCTCATAATGCCATTATAGACTCTATAGCCAAAGAAAAGTGCAAGGATATCAGTATCTCTGCTAACGGAGGTTGGTACGATTCTTCACTCGATTTTGGCGAAGGTATGGAACCAGAAGTCTCCCGAACTTTCTACGATAGCTTTTCGCAGAGGTACTTTGAGTCAACCATTGAGAAGGTTATCCAAGCCGAGTATCATTTGAACCGAAATTTCATGTTTGCGGGGGTTATTCCACTTAATGATTTTTATGAGTTTCTTGGGCTTGAAAAGACAGAACTCGGAGATGCTGTAGGATGGTCAAGCTGTAATGGTGATATTTACTGGATCGACTTTAACCATCACCGGCTCACTTTGGATGACGGCATGGAGATCTATGTCATCGACATGGTTTTCGAGCCGACAGCTGAGTGGATGGAAGATCTGTAAGTTCGCAAAAAATACATTTCGCTTTATGAAAACGAAAAGGAGGTTTCGCTTTATGAATAATGCAAAATTGATTAAAATCCTGGGTCTTGTCGCCACAGCAGTAGGTATGGGAGCTACACTCCTCACCGACTGGGTGAATGAAAAGAAGATGGAAGAGAAAATTGATGAATGCATCAATGAAAAGCTTGCCGCACTTAGCGATGAAGAAGACGAGGAGTCCTAACAAGGGCTCTTCCTCTTTATCTGAACGATATGTGTGATGCAAACACCGCTGTTTCGATTATTCAACGATATGTCGATGAGCATCTATTCAGTCCATCCTTCACATGGCCAAAGTATGAATTTCGAAAAAGGTCATATCAGCAATGGGCTGCATATGAAATCTGCGATCGAATTCTGGACAAACCTTTCGATGATCCAATCACCGTCATCGAAAATTTCATGTTCGAGATGGCTATGTATGCTTGTTACGGCGAGGATGAGCAGCGTAGCTTTATATTTCAGAATGCAGTCGAAACAGCCGAAGAATTAAGTCTACTATTTGTTTAACCGAAAGGAGAAAGTCATGCCTAAACAAAGTTTAGCAAGCATTGCCAAGAGTGTACGGACGGCAATGAAAAAACATAGTCCGGAAATCCTCACCGGTATCGGAATTGCCGGTATGATTACCACCACTGTTATGGCGGTAAAAGCGACCCCAAAGGCTCTGATTCTGCTCGAAGAGAAAAAAGATGAGCTGGATACGGACAGGCTTGAGCCGAAGGACATCATCAAGACGGCTTGGCCTTGTTATATTCCGGCTGCCGTTGTAGGCTCCATCTCTGTCTTTTGCCTGATTGGGGCAAGTTCGACTAATCTTCGTCGGAATGCTGCTCTGGCAACGGCGTATACCCTTTCGGAATCTACTCTGAAAGAGTATCAGGAAAAAGTCGTTGAGACAATTGGCGAGAAAAAGGAACAGTCTATTCGAGACTCTGTGTCAAAGGACAAGATGGTGAAGAACCCCGTTCGAGAAGTTATTCTCACCGAAAACGGCGGCAATACGATCTGTTATGATGTTCTGTCGGGAAGATATTTCAAGTCCGACAGGGATAAGATTACCAGAGTCATGAACGAACTGAATCGTCAAATGCGTGATGAAATGTATGTCACACTGAACGATTTCTACTATGAACTTGGTTTGGACGGAACCAAGATGGGCGATATGCTCGGATGGAACATTGATAAAGGTTATATTGACCTTGCGTTCTCGTCGCAGTTGGATGCAAACGGTACCCCCTGCCTGGTGATTGATTATCAGGTAGCTCCTGTTTACAACTATCAGTAAACTGCCGCGCGAAAATTACAACTTATTTAATGGAAGAACATTCCACAATTTCACACATTTGAAAGGAGATTTCACAATGAACAACAATGAGATTATGAACAACGAGGTCGTTGAAGCTACCGAAGAGGTTATCGAGAACGCTGGTTTGAGCAAGGGCGTAAAGATTGCTGCGGGTATCGGCTTGAGCGTAGTTGTAGGCGTGGTCGTCTATAAGTACGTGGCAAAGCCGGTGATCGCAAACATCAAAGCCCAGATCGAGCAGAAGAAGATGGCTGCTGAGGAGAAGACGGTTATCTTGGAAGAATCTGACGCTGTCGTTGAAGACAACTGAAAATGCGAATTTGAGAAGTTCGGATAAGGGAGAGTACCTGTAACAGGGTGCTTTCCCTTTTTCTTTATCTCTCGAAAGGAGGAAAATTATGCAGCAGTACCAATATGACGGTCCGGTTATGCGATTTGATGATTGTGTTCAACATCGCTGGAAGGCAACTACTGTTGCTCCGACGGAAGCGAAAGCGAAGAGCAATCTCGCCTATCGATATAAAAAAGAGAACGGCTTAATGCCGAACACAAAAATTACTCTGCCCGGTAAGCTGATTCCGGCATAAGAAAGGAGATCACCCAGTGGAAGATTACAAATCTAATTCTGATAAAGTTCGTCAGGAGCAGCAGTCAGAAAAGAAAGTTGAGGCGGTTATTACCGGAGCTGCAAAAACTCGAAAGAAAGGCGAGATGCAAAAATTTGCAGATGTCTTTATTGCTGAGGATGCAAATAATGTCAAATCTTATATTTTGATGGAGGTCATTGTACCTGCTGTCAAGAAAGCGATTTCCGACATTGTCACTACCGGTATCGATATGATCCTGTATGGTGAAGCAGGTCGCAGCAAGAAAAACGGAACGGCATCTAAGGTGTCCTATCGGAACTATTACGAACAGGGTTCGGATAGAGTGCGTGCCGGTTCTGTCGGCAATAGACGCAATACGCCTGATTATGATGATATTCTCTTCGACACTCGTGGAGATGCAGAAGCAGTTCTCGATGCAATGAATGATATTATCAGTCAGTACGGAACGGTGAGCGTGTCCGATTTCTATGATCTCGCTCGTGTTCCCAATGATAATTTCACCATGAACCGCTATGGTTGGACAAATATTGGCGGTGCAACTGCGGTACGAGTTCGAGACGGTTATATTTTGAAACTGCCTCGTGCTATCCCGCTGAATTGAAAGGAGAAAATGTAATGCTTGAATGCAAAATTTGTGGCACTAAGTTCAACGCTATCGTTGAAAGACATTATATTGCCCGTGATAACGGAAAGACTGGACTGGCAGTTGCCTTTGGTTCCACTTCCGAGGAGGGTTTGTACGATGCCTTTGACTGCCCGATGTGTGGTTGTCAGGTAATCGCCAAGGAGCGTAAGCGGGATTATATTCCGTTTATTTCTACCGATAAGGAGGATGAAGATGATGAACAGATCTGAGACTCTTGATAAGGCAAAGGCTTGTGTATGCGGTCAGAGGGAAAACGAATATGGCTCTCCCGAAGATAACTTTACTGCTATCGCAGGCTTTTGGAGCGTCTATAAGGGCGTTGAGTTTACTGCAAACGATGTTGCCATGATGATGGCACTTCTTAAGATCGCACGAATCAGGACAGGAACGGCTACGGACGACAGTTATGTCGATTTGGCTGGATATGCTGCCTGCGGTGCTGAAATCAATTCTAAAAACTGAAAAGGAGAATAACAAACCATGAAAAATAAGACTGAAATTATGAAGAGCGTGAACGGCGTGGCTTCCAAGGCCGTTATGAAGCTCAAGAAGCACAGCCCCGAGATTCTCGTTGTGGCTGGTATTGCCGGTACAGTCGTAAGTGCCGTTCTCGCTTGCAAGGCTACCACTAAGGTGGCAGAGATTCTCGACGAGACTAAGGGTACTCTTGATACCATCCATGAAGGTATGGAGACCGGTGCAATCAACGGTCAGGAGTACACGACCGAAGACGGCAAGAAGGACACGGTCGTAGTCTATGCCCAGACTGGTGTAAAGCTCGCTAAGCTTTATGGTCCTGCCATCATTCTCGGCACCCTGTCTATCACCAGCATTTTGGCATCCAACAATATTCTTCGCAAGCGCAATGTTGCTCTTGGCGCTGCTTATGCCGCAATCGATAAGAGCTTCAAGGAATATCGTGGTCGAGTTATTGAGCGTTTCGGCGAGCAGGTCGATACCGAACTGAAGTACGGCATTAAGGCGAAGAAGTTCGAGGAAATCGAAGTTGACCCTGAGACCGGCAAGGAGAAGAAGGTTAAGAAGACCGTGATGGTCGCCGATCCTAATCTCCAGAGCGACTATGCTGTATATTTCGACAGCAAGAGCCGCAACTATGAAACCAATCCCGATTACAATCGCATGTTCCTCAAGGCGCAGCAGGCGTTTGCAAACGACAAGCTTCAGACCCGTGGTCACCTCTTCCTGAATGAGGTTCTGGACGATCTGGATCTTCCTCGTACTCCTGCTGGTCAGATTGTCGGTTGGACAAAGGATGGTCCGGACGGCTATGTCAATTTCCGCATTGTTGAGGTAGAGCGTGAGATCGAAGACGGTCGTCATGAGCCGGCGCTTCTGCTCGACTTCAATGTTGAGGGCAACATCTGGGAAAAGATGTAATCAATCACCTTCAGATTTGGACTGGGGGTGATATTTTAATGTAAAGGAGTTTTAGCAATGCACATCAAACCACGAGCGATAGCTACCGTTCTCTGCATGATATTTTTCATCGGTTTTGCAGTATGCGGTGTTGTTCGCTCTACAGATAAAGAAACATCGGAGATTAAGCAATCCTATCCGGTTCTTGCAGAGGCAGAGCCGGCGATAATGGCGGATCTTCTGATGGATTCTCCTAATCTAACACCAGAGGTTGAGAAAGAGCCGAACTATCCTCTTACACAAGAGGAAATTGACTTAATAGCACTTGTAACCATGGGTGAAGCTGAGGGAGAAACGGAATTGGGAAAACGCTTGGTTATCGATACCATTCTTAACCGTATCGACCATCCGTCTTTCCCAGATACTGTGTACGATGTCGTTTACCAACCTAATCAATTCAGTGTAATGTGGAATAGCAGAATTGAACGCTGCTATGTTATGCCTGAAATTGTTGAATTGGTAAAAGAAGAGCTTCTGGAACGGACGAACTACGAATGTGTATTTTTCATGGCTGGAGAATACAGCAAATATGGTGAACCGTTATTCCAGGAGTGCTGCCATTACTTTTCAAGCTATGACTGAAAGGAGAACATAAAATGAAAGCTTTGTTTTCGTACATTCTTTCCACTATGGCGGGACTCTGCCTTGTAGGAGGCATTGCAGTTCTCTCCGGTGGAAAGGAGTAAATGATGGATATTTTAGATGATTTCATCTCAACTGTCGACGCCATGCTGGATAGTCGGCGCAAAAGGCACATTACTGGCGGGATTCTTCTGAGTGCAGCATTGCTGTTTGGAGGTCTCGCCATTACTGTTGTCACAATTCAAACTGACGAGGAGGAATACGAAGATGAGTAAAACCGGTTTTGCCATGTTTCTGGCTGGAGCCACGGTAGGAGCCGCAGCGACATGGCTTTGTCTTAGACGGTATTACGAGCAGATCGCGCAGGAAGAGATTGATTCTGTGAAAGCGGCATTTGCTGAAAGAAAGCCCGTAAACACAAATATTGCCAAGAGCGAAAAGAGCAATGAAAAGCAGGAAGAGAATCAGCATAAGGCAGATATCGCCAAGCTGAAGCCCGACCTGGTGAATTATGCTGCTAAGCTTCAGGAAGAGGGTTACACCAATTATACGGAGCATAGCAAGAAAAATACTGAAGAAAAAAAGGATGAGCCTATGCCCAATGAACCTTATGTCATCTCTCCGGATGATTACGGTGAGAATGATAATTACACACAGATCAGTCTGGTCTATTATGCTGGTGACGAAGTCCTTGCTGATGACGAAGATGAAGTCGTCGAGGATATTGCAGAAACCGTTGGTGAGGACTTCGCTGAACATTTCGGAGAGTATGAGGACGATTCGGTCTTTATTCGTAATGACCGTCTGAGATGTGATTACGAGATTCTCAGAGACAATCGCTCTTTTGCTGATGTTGCCGAAGGCTCCAACTACTAATAGGAGGGCCGAATGACTGAGATTGAGCTGAACAACGAATATTTTGAGTGGATGTGTCAGCTCGTATGCAACGAACGATATAGCCGGAGACTGTCTTATCAGAAGCTTCTCCGCCATCTGCACAATATTGATTTTCAATATGTGCTGCCTATGGATGGAAATCGAGCTGAAGATGGGATAGACCTCCGGTATCGTTTTGGCTATGAAAAAGAATACGAGGGTTCTATGATTGCCAGTTATCTGGACAACCGCCCTTGCAGTGTATTGGAGATGCTTATTGCCTTGGCGTTTCGTTGCGAGGAAAACATTATGACCGACCCGGATATTGGCAATCGCATGGGACAGTGGTTCTGGAACATGATCGTCAGCTTGGGTCTTGGTTCGATGAGTGATTCTCGATTTGATGCGGCGTATACGGACGATGTAATATCTCGATTTATGAACCGCAAATACAAGCGAAATGGTGAAGGCGGTTTGTTTACCGTCGAACGCTGCAAGTATGACATGAGAACTGTTGAAATCTGGTGGCAGATGAATTGGTATTTGGACAGCATCCTATGAAGGAGAATTACCATGATTCATACGCAAGTGTACGGGTTTTTCCAGACATGCTTACCCGACCAGGCAAAGGAGGTAAAAGAATACTTCCCAAATTGTAAAAACAGCATTCGAATCAGAAAAAACAATGGACAGGAATTTATATTTTCGTTGAGAGAGCCGAAGGCTTGGAAATTTGAAACGATCGATCAATTTCTTGCCGACATGAAAGGAGAAAAGAAACATGGATGAAATGATTCGTTATATTTTCGGCAGTCTTCGCTGCTCCGAAACTGCGATGCGAGTGTTTGCTAAAACGCTCAGAAAGCAGAGATCTTTCAACCGCAGCACCGTTGTGGTTGCGACGGTTATGACTATGCATATGCTCATCCAGGATATGGAGATTCGCGGTATGCGTGACGAAATCGGAAACCTTAAAAATGAAATCAAGGAGCTTAAGAAAACGGAAGGAGACTAAAGAACCTCGATGATCGACTTTTTAATGATTTCGACCCGTAGTACGAAGCGTGGTGTAATAGAAATCTATCCGAAGTTCATCATTAAAAAAAGCTCCGACCTGATGATTAGAGGCGGTGACTTCTATGCCATTTGGTTAGAAGACCGAGGTTTATGGTCTACGGATGAGCAAGATGCACTCCAACTTATTGACCGGGAACTTGACAAGTATGCAGAGGAAAACCGCAAGAACTTTGATTCAAGCATTAAGGTTCTGCACATGTGGGATTCCGAATCCGGGATGATCGATTCATGGCATAAATACTGTCAAAAGCAGATGCGAGACTCCTTTCACATGCTTGATGAGAAACTTATATTCTCCAATACGCCGACGAACAAAAAAGACTATGCGAGTAAGCGGCTGAACTATCCTCTTGAGGAAGGAACCACAGATGCATGGAATAAGCTGATGTCCACAATTTACTCTGAGGAAGAGAGAACGAAAATTGAATGGGCTATCGGCTCCATTGTCTGTGGAGAGTCGAAGAAATTGCAGAAATTTATGGTTCTGTACGGTGCAGCAGGTACGGGTAAGTCTACGGTTCTGAACATTGTTCAGCAACTCTTTGAGGGCTATTACTCTGTCTTTGACGCTAAGGCGCTGGGCTCATCCAGTAATTCCTTTGCGTTGGAGGCATTTAAGACAAACCCACTTGTGGCAATTCAGCATGATGGCGACTTATCTCGCATTGAGGATAACACTCGACTGAACAGTTTGGTTTCACATGAGTTGATGACGGTGAACGAAAAGTTCAAATCGACCTACGCAAACCGCTTCAAGTGCTTCCTGTTCATGGGCACCAATAAACCGGTCAAGATTACGGACGCAAAGTCAGGTCTTATCAGACGATTGATCGATGTGTCCCCTTCCGGAAATAAATTGAGTCCCAAGGAATACAAGGCGGTGACAAAGCAGATCGAATTTGAGCTCGGTGCAATTGCTTATCATTGTCAGGAAGTCTATCTGGAGAATCCGGGCAGATACGATGATTATATTCCCGTGACGATGCTCGGTGCATCTAATGATTTCTATAACTTCATTATTGATTCTTACCATGTCTTCAAGAAAGAAGACGGGACAACTCTCAAGGCCTCATGGGAGATGTATAAAACCTATTGTGACGAGGCAAAAGTTACCTTCCCATTCTCTCAGAGGATATTTAAGGAAGAACTGAAAAACTACTTCCGGGATTACAAGGAGAGGTTCAATCTCGATGACGGAACTCGTGTGCGAAGTTATTACATTGGCTTTCGAACCGAGAAATTTGAAGATAAGACGCTCACTGAGCAAGATAAGCCCGAACATAAACTGATTGAGTTCCTAAAACAGAAATCGGTCTTCGACAGAGAATGTGCGGATTGTCCTGCTCAGTATGCTTCAGCTAAAGAGACACCAACTTCCAAATGGGACGAAGTTTCTACCAAGCTGAGTGACTTGTCTACATCAAGATTGCATTATGTGAAAATCCCGGAGAACCACATTGTTATCGACTTTGATATTCAGGATAAGGACGGCAATAAGTCGTTTGAACTGAATCTCAAGGAAGCGAGTAAATGGCCGCCGACCTATGCTGAACTCAGCAAAAGCGGTCAGGGCATCCACCTTCATTATATTTATGCCGGCGATGTCAGTAAGCTCAGCCGAGTGTATGACGACCACATTGAAGTGAAAGTCTTCACCGGTAAAAGCTCGCTGCGCAGAAAGCTGACAAAGTGTAATGATCTGCCTATCGCAACGATCAACTCGGGTTTACCACTGAAAGGAGAAAAGCAAGTGATAAATTTTGAAGGGGTGAAGAGCGAGAAAGGGCTTAGAACACAAATCAAGCGAAATTTGAACAAGGAGTACCATCCGGCAACAAAGCCCAGTATCGACTTCATTTACAAGATTCTTGAGGATGCTTATGCAAGCGGACTCAATTACGATGTGACTGATATGCGTAATGCTGTTTTGGCATTTGCAGCAAGCAGTACACACCAGGCGGATTACTGTATCAAGCTTGTCAACAAGATGCAGTTCAAATCTGTAGACCAGTCAGCAGGAGCAAAAAATGATGATGCCAAGCTCGTGTTCTACGATGTTGAAGTGTTTCCGAACCTGTTCCTGGTGAACTGGAAAATTGAGGGTGATGGTAAGCCGGTAGTTCGTATGATTAACCCCACCCCGACTGAAATTGAGGAGCTGATGAGGTTCCGTCTGGTTGGCTTCAACTGCCGCCGATACGATAATCATATTCTCTATGCCCGGTTGATGGGGTATACGAACGAACAGCTTTACAATCTCTCGACCAAAATCATCAACGGCAGTGCAAACTGTTTCTTTGGTGAAGCCTATAATGTGTCGTATACGGATGTGTATGATTTCTCCAGTAAGAAGCAGTCTCTGAAGAAGTTTGAGATCGAACTGGGTATCCATCATCAGGAGCTTGGTCTCCCCTGGGACAAACCTGTGCCTGAGGAACTTTGGACGAAAGTTGCCGAGTATTGTGACAACGATGTTATTGCAACAGAAGCAACCTTTAATGCTCGTAAAGCAGACTTTACGGCTCGTCAGATTCTGGCGGATGTGGCGGGGATGTCGGTTAATGACACGACGAACTCTCTGACTACCAGAATTATATTTGGCAACAACCGTAAGCCTCAGGATCAGTTCAATTATCGTTTCATGGGTGATGAGAGCCAGATCTTCGACCCTAATGCGGATCTTCCGTTTACAATGGGGCTTGAAGACTACGACGAGTTCACACAGTTCGATAAAAACCATCGTCCTATTTTCCCTGGCTACACATTCGAGGGCGGCAAGTCTGTTTACAGAGGCGAAGAAGTCGGCGAGGGCGGTTATGTATATTCTGAACCCGGTATGTACAGCAATATTGCTCTGTTGGATATTGCCTCCATGCATCCGAGCAGCATTGTAGCAGAAGAACTCTTTGGACCGGAATACACAAAACGATTCAATGAAATCCTCCAAGCGCGCATTGCCATCAAGCATAAGGATTTTGACAAGGCAAAGAAGATGCTGGGCGGTGCATTGGCTAAGTACCTGACTGACGAGAATGCTGCGGCTGATTTGGCACAGGCTCTGAAGATTGCAATTAACTCTGTGTACGGTCTGACCTCAGCTGGATTTGAAAATCCGTTCCGAGATAACCGCAACAAGGACAACATCGTTGCGAAGCGTGGAGCTTTGTTCATGGTCAATCTCAAACACGCTGTTCAGAGTCAGGGTTTTACTGTAGCACACATCAAAACCGACTCCATCAAGATTCCGGACGCAACGCCTGAGATCATCAAGTTCGTGACTGAATACGGCAAGTTGTATGGGTACAACTTTGAGCACGAAGCAACCTATGACCGTATGTGTCTGGTGAACGATGCAGTTTATATTGCTCGTTATGCTACCGTTGAAAAGTGCTGCGACCTGTATGGGAAAAAGTACATCGATTCTGCAAAGGATATTTGCAAAGAGAACAAGAAGCATCCATATGCATGGACGGCAACCGGTACCCAGTTCCAGATTCCTTATGTGTTTAAGACGCTGTTCAGCAAGGAGAACATTGAGTTCGAGGATATGTGTGAAACGAAGTCCGTGACTTCCTCGCTCTACCTCGACATGAATGAGGCTCTGCCGGATGTGTCTAAGCTTGAAGACGAGGTTGCCGCACTGAAGAAAAAGTATGCTGATACAAACGGCGATTATCCCTTCGACATCGATTCGGAAATTCAGAGTAAGACAGCCGAAATCGCTAAGGGTCATGACTACCACTTCATCGGAAAGGTTGGACAGTTCTGCCCGATTAAGCCTGGGTGCGGAGGCGGCATCCTGCTTCGTGAGACAGAAAACAAGAAGACTGGCGAAAAAGGTTATGCTGCTGCTACGGGTTCCAAAGGTTTCCGTTGGCTTGAATCCGAGATGGTCGAGCAGCTGGACAAGCAGGGTGACATTGACCGTGGCTATTACAACAACATGGTCGACGAGGCAGTTAAGTCGTTGTCTGTTTACGGTGACTTCGAACGCTTTGCGGCGGACGAACCGTATGTTTCGGTTAACACCCCTCCGTGGTTCGGAGCGGGCGAGCCTCATGAGGACGATGCTACTCCGTTTGACGTGAGGTAACACTTATGATTCTAATTCTGCTAATTGCTGTGCTCATTTATATTTTGTGTACGGCTGATTTCACTGAGTCCTGTATTCCAAATGAGGAGTGCAGGACTTGCCCATTTCCATGCGATAAACGCAAAAATTGAAAGGAGAAAATAATTATGGCTTACAAAGCAGTAGACAACATTATCATCGAGAATGCTCGAATCATTTTCCGCAACTTCAAGGGTGAGGAGTCTAAGTACAATCGTGCCGGCTCCCGCAACTTCTGTGTGGTCATCGAAGACCCTGATATGGCACAGAAGCTCATTGAGGATGGCTGGAATGTTCGTGTCCTGGCTCCTCGTGATGAGGACGAGGCTCCTCGCCATTATATTCAGGTGGCGGTCAGCTTCGACAACATCCCCCCGAAGGTCATCATGATTACTCGTCGAGCTAAGACCCAGCTGGATGAAGAGTCCATTGGAACTCTGGACTTTGCAGAGATTCGTAATGTCGACCTGACGATCCGTCCTTACAACTGGGAAGTCAACGGTAAAACTGGCGTTAAAGCGTACCTCAAGACGATGTATGTCACTATTGAGGAAGACGAATTCGCCGAAAAGTACGCTGAAACTGAGGGCCCTGAGGAGATACCCTTCTAAAAGCGAATAGGTGCCAGCTTAGTACATGTCTGGTTAAATGTCCAGTAAGATCTCGATTAGGTGTGCACGCCTATGACAGTAAGAGGAAACAGCCTATCCCCTTTAACAACCGAAAGGAGGTCAAGCCATGCTGTGGCAGAAAAAGAAAAAGCGCAAAAAGGCTACAAAGCCTAAAGCAGTTACTTTGACTGCTCCTCAGCAGCCGGTGGAAGAGATTCCGCAAACGACTGAACCTGAGAAGAAAGAAGAAACGCCAAAGCAAAAAAAGCCCTCTGGAAAAAAATCCGAAAAGTTTTTAACTCCAGAGAAAGCTTTCTTAGAAGCATTCGGACGGTTGACTAACCGACATCGGGCTTGGGACGCTTGGCGTGACTTCATTACCATGTTCGCTTGTTCGCTATCCAACCCTCTTGATAAAGAACACCGGGACAAGCGAGAAGCGTTATATTTGGAAATCATCAAAAAATACAATAAGAAGGAACAAGAGGTGTTTCCTGAACTGGCTGCTCAGACGGTCTTGGCTTTGGAAGAAAACCCGGAGCAGGACTTTCTTGGCAGCATTTTCATGTCCCTTAATCTCGGTGACGAGCATAACGGTCAGATCTTTACACCGTATCATGTCTGTGAACTAATGGCTGAAATGACGATGGACGGCATAGTAAAAAAGGTAGAACAGGACGGTTATATTTCAATCAACGATCCTTGCTGCGGAGCTGGAGCCACATTGATTGCCGGAATCCACACTGCAAGAAAGCAATTGGAAAAAGCGAACCTGAATTACCAAAATCATCTTCTCATCGTTGCACAGGACATCGATGAAACTGTAGCACTGATGTGTTATATTCAGCTTTCACTTTTGGGTGTAGCCGGATATGTAAAGGTCGGAAATTCTCTGACAGAGCCGATGACAGATAACGACAACAAAGAGAATTACTGGTTTACCCCAATGTACTTCTCCAATGTCTGGGTGCTGCGTCGAATCTTCGGAGGATACTGATGGCAGGCATATCACTTCGAGACTATCAAACAGATGCTGTTGAGAGAATGAAAAACGGCTGCATTCTTTGTGGCGGTGTCGGTAGTGGCAAATCCAGAACAGCTTTAGCCTATTACTACAAACAGAATGGCGGTAAGCTCTGCACAAAGAGTTATATTCGGATGCCAGGTACGCCAAAAGACCTGTACATCATTACCACGGCAAGAAAAAGAGATACTTTGGAATGGGAGGGTGAGCTTTCGCCCTTCCTTCTCTCTATCCATGAAGAGGTCAATACCTATAAAAATAAGGTCGTCGTTGATTCCTGGAACAATATTGGGAAGTATGCAACGGTTACAGACGCATTCTTTATATTTGATGAGCAGCGTGTTGTCGGTTCAGGTGCATGGGTCAAGGCTTTTCTGAAAATTGCCAAGTTTAACGAATGGATTCTATTATCCGCCACCCCAGGAGATACATGGGAGGATTATATCCCAGTCTTTGTAGCAAATGGCTTTTACAAAAACCGAACTGCTTTCAAAGAAGAACACATGGTCATGACCTGGGTAAATGGAAAATACCCAAAAGTAGACAGATATTTGGGAGTAGGACGACTCATCCGGCTTCGTAATCGCATTCTTGTTGATATGGATTTCAAGCGGGAAACTTGTTCGCATCATGAGGACGTATATGTCAATTATGATGTTGCGAAGTATAAAGAAACAAGCCGTCTTCGCTGGAATCCCTATAAAAATGAGCCAATTGTTAATGCCGGAGAACTCTGCTATGTATGGCGACGCGTCGTAAATGAGGATGAGTCAAGACAAATTGCTTTGATGGAGCTGTTTGAGAAGCATCCTAAAATGATCGTCTTCTACAATTTTGATTATGAGCTTGATATTCTGAAAAATCTCTACTATGGAGAAAATGTCGAGATTGCAGAATGGAATGGTCATAAACACCAGCCGATTCCGACTTGTGACAGTTGGGTGTATCTGGTTCAGTATACCGCCGGTGCCGAAGGATGGAACTGCATTAGCACGGACACTATTGTGTTCTACTCGCAGAACTACTCCTACAAAATTATGAAGCAATCAGCAGGACGAACCGACCGACTAAACACCCCATTCAAAGATCTCTATTATTACCATTTGAAGTCCCGTTCTGGCATTGATTTGGCTATCAGTCGAGCACTAAGCGAGAAGCGGAATTTCAATGAAACCAAGTATGTTGGCAGCTATAAACCCAAAGCTACCTGAGAAAGGAGAAAAGATGATAACCATTGATGTTGCGGAGTATTGCTCTGCTTGCATGGACTTCGACCCTGATATTCAGCGACCGCAAAAAGCATACGGAATGAGCGAAGAGATCATCATATCCGACACGGTCATTCGATGCTCAAATCGAAATCGATGCAAAAATATCGAGCGATACCTGAGAAAGAAGGTGACGGACGATGGCGTTGTCAAGACTGGCGAAGCAATGCCGTGAATGCCCTTTTGTCGAGACCTGTGAGCACAAGAAATTGGAAGCGGTAGGATGTTTACCAGATCCGATCATGGCAGATGCCAAAGCAGCTGTTACCGCTGATATTACTGCTCCAATTTTGAGAGAAACTGTAAGTCGTGTAGTAGACGGCAAAGTTGTAACAATGTATAAGGACGAGTTGGAGAAGATTCTTTATAAGGATTTATATTCTCACCTTGGACTTCAATTTGGAGGATGAATATGCATAACAATACCAACAATTCAGACAGAATGAACACTGTCGCTTATAAAATTGGGCAGGCTATCGCACTGGTAGCTTGTCTTTGTGTTTCTGCTATCGTCATTGCTTTGACGGTGAAGTGCATCCTGTGGATTTTGTAAGGAGGTTTTGCAGATGAATGAAGAAAAGGAAGTCTACTTTGACCAGTATTGCAAATCTTGCAAGTGCCATGGTCTTAAAGAGTCTAAAGATCCATGTAATGATTGTCTTGCGGAGCCCAGTAATACAAATTCCCACAAACCGATAAATTATGAAAGTAAAAACAATTCTTGATGCCGAGAAAAAAGATGCGATTGATATTGCAACGGAACTTTGCTATGGCGAAGAAGTTAAGAGGAAAATTGCGCAGGCAAAATCCGTTTACGAAATCAGTCGCATCCTTAAACAGGCACGGCTCGATCAAGAGTGATATTTCCGAAAGGAGAAAAGAAACATGAATCTTGCGGAGTTCAGAAAGGCACTTTCGTCAGATGCTACTGAGGAAAATGCACAACTGAAAAAACAGTTGTCAGATCTTCAGACTAAATACCATGAAAAGCTTTCAAAACTCGAAAACGAAAACAATTCACTTAAAGAAAGTTGTCAGGTTTTATGCAATCGATGCTTTGCTCTTACGAGAGGTGTTACTTGTCTATTTTGTGGTCTCGATTATCCCTGCCCTCATATGCCGGGGCTTGAAGAACAGGTGACTATGGTTCATGAATTGAGAAAGGAGATCGAAAAAAATGGCTAATGGATATCGTGATGCTCTTGTTCAGCAAATAAAAGACGCTGGCCAAGAACTTATCAACCGAGCTGAAACGATGGTACATCCTGAAAATGATTTAATCACCGATTTTTCCATAGTAATCCATTTCGAGCAGCATGAGGTCCCTACAATCGACTACACAACCAGCGTGATAAACAAAGTTGCTTGCGATCGGGTTATCTATAAGAAAGGAGAATCCAATGTCTCAAAAATATGATGAATATCTGGAAAACCACAGACAAGCTGTAAAAAAAGCTTATCAGTGGCTTGCTGCTTATATTCCAGAGTTAACAGATGTGGAGGCTACTCGGAATATTGAATTTCATGACATGTCGAAGAACACACCAGATGAGTACAAGCCTTATGATGACTATTTCTATGGTGAGCAAACTCCGATGGTCATAGAGGCGTTCAATCTGGCATGGCTGATGCATATTCATCGAAACCCCCATCATTGGCAACACTGGGTCTTAATTAACGACGAGCCTAAAGAAGGAACCATCCTTATCGAAATGCCGTACCAATACATCATCGAGATGATCTGTGACTGGTGGGCATTCAGTTGGATTAAAGGAGATCTTTCCGAAATGTTTGCCTGGTACAAAGACCATGAAGCCTATATTAAATTACACAACAATACTCGTTCAATTGTAGAGGAAATTCTGGAAATGATTCGGACGAAGCTTACGGAGGTAGAAAATGCTGAAAATTGAAAACACCGAAGTCCTCGGATGGGAGCACGCCATTCGTGGTATGCGGAACCCTAAGAACTCATGGGAGAAGAGTGATAGCGGGGTTTGTGCCACGCATGGTCCAGCTCATTGCGCAGATTGTGTATACACTGATTGCCACGCTGACGATGTTGAGATTGGCACAAAATACATTCTCGGGGTCAATGATCTGAAGCTCATGACCACTCTCCGTAACGCCGGCACCGACCATCGCAAGTTCATGCGGATGATTACTGTGTACCTCGACATAACTGCTCCGCTGTACTGGTGGAAGGAGTTCGACACTTACAAAGTTGGCACGGTCGCTAACTCTTGCTCCACAATGCACAAAATTGCAGCGAAGGAGTTTACTTTGGATGATTTCAGTCACGAGCATCTTAATTCCAAAGATCATCACAGAGACTGGATTACAAGCGCTGTTGTTGACGAAGATGAGACTTCTTTGCATAAGGTATGGGCAACGCCGCTTGATATTCTCAAGTTTACTATTGAGATGTTAAACTCCTATAGAATTGAGTACCTTGAGTCCAACGATAAAGATGATTGGTGGCAGATGATTCAGCTTCTTCCCAGTTCCTACAACCAGAAGCGGACGGTCATGTTGAACTACGAGGTCCTGGCAAACATCTACAAATCCCGTCGGCATCACAAGCTCGATGAATGGCATACACTTTGCAACTGGATCGAGGGTTTGCCTTATTCTGAGCTGATTACAGGCAAGGAGGAAAAAGCAGATGTTTGAAGGAGTAAAGGAAACCTTATGTACTCGCTGCGCTCATCGGGAAGTATGCACCCATAAACAGGACTATCTTGATATTCTCAAAGCGGTCGAAAATGCAACTGTGACCCGAGATACGGCCGATGGAAAGATCACATCAAAGAAAGTGATTCACTATGACTTTATCAGCGGCATCTCTGTTGGGTGCAAATATCACCAAAATTGGACAGAAACCTATCGTTCCGGAGAAGCAATCCTCTGAAACTGCACGAAAAATACACCCCCTATTATGAAAGGAGGTAACGCATATGAATTATTTTCTGGCAGTTAATGATCGGCAACTCGGCACTTGTTTGAGAATGCTGTTTGCTGAGAAACTTCAGCCTGCTGTCCAAACCGTGTTGAACGAAAAGGGCAAGATTGAGTTTCACATCAGCATTGCAGCAGATCAGGAAGTGTTCGAAGAGCTGAACGAGCGCTACAAGATCTTGATTTCGTAAGTTACTCGATTTCGAAGGTAAAGGGGCCGTAACAAGCCCTTTTACTTTTGTTATATTTATGGTATAATACTATAAGGAGGCGATGCTGATGAAAGTCAAATCCAGAATGTCCTGCCCTGTTCGAAGAAAAGACGGTACATGGACAACTGTTATCAAAGAATTTGAAGAAGATATTCCGGATCTCGGACGGGAAGAGCTTATCTGCAATAAATGTGGACGCCCCGATTATCCGAAATGTAAAGAAACGGTTTGTAAAGCCTGGAAATACCACGAATCGAAAAAACAATAACTCATGTAAGAGCTGAGGATGAACCTTGGCTCTTATTTTTGTGTAAAGGAGAAAACTATGCTTGCCAGGGAAGCGACAAAAGCGGATATTCAGGCTGTTCGTGACCGTCTGCGGGAAGCAAAGGAACAGCGGCAGCTTGATATTCAAATAAACCAGGCTATTGCACTGGTAAATCGTAATCACAGGAGGAAAAAATATGACGCCGAACGACTATCAGCAGGCAGCTCTTCGCACAGCCCCAGGAGATTTACCGCCTGAGAGACTTCTGCTCAATGGCTTAATGGGTCTGAACGGAGAAGCCGGCGAAGCAATTGATATTTTGAAAAAGCATCTGTTTCAGGGGCACGAACTGGACACTGCACATATGGCTAAAGAGCTTGGAGATGTGGCTTGGTATCTCGCTGTAAGCGCAAACGCCATTGGATATGACCTTGAAACCATCATGCAGATGAATGTGGATAAACTGAAAGCCAGGTATCCGGATGGTTTCGACGCTGAACACAGTCTGCATCGCAATCAGGATGATATTTAAGGAGGGTTTTCTATGAATGAACAATTCGGAGAAAAGGTAAAAACTATTTTTGATAGTATTACCGTTCTTCAGGCAAAAGATAGCGACTTGAAACGAGATAACGCCAACATCAACGGTGACTCCCCTATGGGGGCTATGCTGCAATATGGTGCCAATACCGCTAAGGAGTACAATCTGGAGTATTTGATTAAACCTGCAATTGCAGAACTTCACCGCGATGGTTGGATTCACATACATGACCTTGACTTCTATGCATGGACGACGACCTGCACGCAGATTGAACTTCGCAAACTCTTTAAGAATGGATTCAATACCGGACACGGTCATCTGAGGGCGCCAAAAAGCATTGGCTCGTATGCTGCTCTGGCGGCTATTGCTATCCAGTCGAATCAAAATGACCAGCATGGTGGCCAAAGTGTTGTTGACTTCGATTATGCTATGGCCGAAGGCGTCCGTTATACCTATCAAAAATATCTGAAAGAAGGTTATGAGATTTGCGAACGCCTCAACGATCTGAAAGATAAAGCATGGATTCTCGACTATGCTATGGAAAAGACCACCCGTGATACTTATCAGGCTATGGAGGGGTTTATTCATAATCTGAACACCATGCATTCCCGCGCCGGCGCTCAGGTTCCGTTCAGCTCTATCAACTATGGCACGGATACATCTTGGGAAGGTCGTCTTGCTATTGAGCAGCTTCTTCTGGCTACAGAAGCAGGACTTGGTCATGGTGAAACACCAATCTTTCCAATTCAGATTTTTCGTGTCAAAGAGGGCGTCAACTATAATTCCGATGACCCGAACTATGATCTGTTCAAACTGGCGATGAAGGTAAGTGCCAAGAGACTGTTTCCTAATTTTGCTTTCATTGATGCTCCATTCAATCTCCAGTATTACAAGCCCGGTCATCCTGAGACAGAGGTTGCATATATGGGATGCCGCACTCGTGTGATGGGAAATGTTTATGATCCGTCTCGTGAGATTGCTCCTGGTAGAGGCAATTTGAGCTTCACCTCCATTAACCTGCCACGACTTGGCATTGAGTCTAAAGGTGACTACCTTACTTTCTTCAAACTGCTGGATAAAATGCTCGACGCTACGATGCAGCAACTTCTCGACCGATACAAAATCCAGGCTTCGAGAATTGTTCGTAACTTCCCGTTCCTTATGGGAGAAGGCGTCTGGATGGACTCTGAAGGGCTCGCTCCCGATGACACAGTTGGAGAGGTCTTGAAGCATGGAACACTGTCTATCGGCTTCTGCGGGCTTGCAGAGTGCCTTGTAGCGCTTAATGGTAAGCATCACGGTGAAGATGAGTTCTCTCAGGAGCTTGGTCTGCGAATTGTAGGCTATATTCGTGACTATTGCAACCGTAAGAGCACAGAACTCGGTATGAATGTAACTTGCCTGGCTACGCCTGCCGAGAGCTTAGCTGGGCGGCTGCTTCGCTCTGACAGGGAAAGATACGGAATTATTGAAGGTGTTACTGACCGTGAATACTACACCAACAGCTTCCATGTTCCGGTATATTATCATCTCCCTGCACTTAAGAAAATTGACATTGAAGCACCGTATCATGCTCTTACTAACGCCGGTCACATTTCCTATGTTGAGTTAGATGGTGATCCGACAAAGAATCTTGCCGCATTCGAGAGGGTTGTAAGACATATGAAAGAAGCTGGTGTTGGTTACGGCAGCATCAATCATCCTGTAGACCGAGATCCTGTCTGTGGTTATAACGGAATTATCAACGATACTTGCCCCTGCTGCGGACGGAGTGAGGCTGATGGCGTTCCGTTCGAACGCATCCGTCGCATTACTGGATATTTGGTTGGAACTCTCGATAAATGGAATAACGCCAAGCGTGCGGAGGAGCGAGATCGTGTCAAACATGAAGTTGATTCGAATTTCGGGGATTGAGCCAGAGTCCATTGTTGATGGAGAAGGAATCCGATATGTGATATTTACGCAGGGCTGCCCACATCACTGTCCCGGCTGTCACAATCCTCAAACTCACCCTTTTGGTGGTGGAAAACTCGTGTTGACGGAAGACATACTCGATGATATTTCAAAAAGAAAAGATTGGATAGACGGCATCACCCTTTCCGGAGGTGAACCATTCTGTCAGATTTACCAGTGTGCGCTGATTGCTGAGAAAGCTCATGAGATGGGGCTTAGCGTTTGGTGCTACACTGGTTATTTTTTTGAAGACTTGTGTAGACAAGGCATCGAGCTTCTGAAACATATTGATGTGCTTGTTGACGGTCCATTCGTACAGGCTGAAAAATCGTTGGATCTTGATTTCAGAGGAAGCCGCAATCAGCGGGTAATTGATATTCCGGAAAGCTTGAAAGAAGGCGTAGCAATCTTGAAACAAACTTAGAAGAAAGGAGTACCTATATCATGGCGAATACTACTAACCCTCGACGAAATGCCGAAGGATATTCCGACCCGACTGCTTATGAAGCTCTGAAGAACATTGAGCGTGAGGAAGATGAAAGATTTCATAGGCTGCTACATACATTGTTTTACTTGTGTGAGTTGGCTGGCTTTGAGATTGAAGGTCGGATTATTCTGGTTGATAAACGGAACGGACGGGTTTGGAGATGAGAGAAATGAGTCCGTACATACTTGAAAATTGGGTGAATTTTAGCCCGGTTTTGTTTGGCGGATTTGGGCAAAAGCCCACTTTTGAAAAAATTTTTGAGCGTGTACGGATAATTTTCTCGAAAAAAGCCCAGAAAAAGTGGGCAAAAGCCCGGTTTTGAAAACCAAAAGTGGGCAGAAAAATTTGAAGGCATTTTCTGAAAATGGCACTTTTTGGGCGTTTTTTGCCCCAAAATGGCCGATTTGCGCCGATTTGAAATTTTTCTTGTGAAAAAAGCCCACTTTCCCACTTTTATTTCTTATTTAATTGCGATAAAAAGTTTTAATAAATATATAAATAGGGCGAGAAAAGTGGGCATTTGGCCAGAAGCCAAAATACATAGCACAAGTCGAGGAAAATGTCAAGACTTTTTACCGAAAGTTCTTCCTTTTTCTTTCAGACTGTGCTATACTATAAGCGCCACACAATCTAATATGTTCAAGTCGTTTAGGGAAAACTGCTTTGGTAAAAAGTGTTTTTTCTCTTTACTCATTTCATTTGTCCCTTTGCGGCTTGATTGAGATTGTGTGGCAACAATGAGGGTTGACACTTTTTCAGTGCGTCTCTCGTTGTGGGGGCGCACTTTTTTAATGCCCTCGGAAAGGATGGAATAACGAGATGAGAAAGTTCTTGGCAGCGTGCATGGCGATAGTCATGATATTTACGATTGCAGGTTGTAGTTCGGAGGGACATGAAGGTGAAGCAAAAACCCCGTCAGGTTCCAGTATTCAAAAAGGCAAGGACTATCAAAAAGTAGTTGACGAGTTTGAAAGTAGTGGTTTCACAAACATTAAACTTGAAAAACTTGACGACCTTGTCACCGGCTGGCTTACAAAAGATGGGGAGGTCGAATCTGTTTCTGTGGATGGCGACACTGGATATTCTGCTGATGCTTGGTATCCGGCAGATGTTGAGGTTGTGATTACTTACCATACATTCCCGGAGAAAGAGAATTCTGAAACGAATGGCGAACCCGTTTCAACTGAAGAGCCTGCTGTTGATATTTTGACGGTAGATAATTCTCCCGAATTGGTAGCAATACTTTCCCTTAAAGCCGATATGGATCAATCGTATGCCAATTTTGCAGAAGCTCATAAGAATCAGGTTATAGAGTTTGACGGGTGTATTACCTATCTCACGAACCACGATGACTACGATACCAGATACGACTTACTTATTAGCGCCGGAGATTATGTAGATGAAAATACTGCAAATCCTGGTCCGACTTTTAAGTTTAAGGATGTTGGCGTGTATGATTTAGGCGATGGTCTTACGCTCGCCGATTACATCAAAGTCGGAAGCAATGTAAAAATACAGGCTAAAGTGAAAAGCTACAATTCTGACACTGGCCTCTTTGAACTTGATCCCGTTAGTATAGAAGCACGATAACTAAAAATTTTATATTGGACCGAGATGCTTAAATGGTGTCTCGGTCTTTTTTTTATGCTTTTCCGCCGCGCGAAAATTACATCCCCTTTTATGAAGAGAGGAGTAAAAAAGCTATTTTTAAGAATAGACATTCTCTCTTCAGTTTTGAAAAAAACATGAAAGGAGGCTCATTTGCCAATGCTCGAAAGTCAATTTCAAGCGAAACTCATTAAGGAGCTCAAGAAACTTTTCCCGGGTTGCATTGTAATGAAAAGCGACTCTGGATATTTGCAGGGCATTCCTGATCTGCTTATTCTGTTTAATGACAAATGGGCTGCTCTGGAATGTAAACAACACGCTGGCGCAAAAAAGCAACCGAACCAAGAATATTATGTGGGCAAGATGGACGAGATGTCTTTCTCCAGATTCATTTGCCCCGAGAACAAGGAGGAAGTGCTGAATGATCTTCAACAATCATTCCAATCTTGAAGGGCAACACGCTTTTCTTGGTGCCAGCAAGTATCATTGGATTAACTATGACGAAACAAAAGTAGCCGACGCTTATTCAAAGTTTTTGGCTACCCAGCGAGGAACTGTTCTGCATGACTTTGCGTGTCAATGCATCACTTTGGGACAGAAGCTTCCCAAGTCGCAGAAGACATTAAACATGTATGTTAATGATGCGATCAGTTTTCGCATGGTGCCTGAGCAAATTCTGTTTTATTCAGAAAATTGTTTTGGTACCGCAGATACGATCGTGTTCCGAAACGGTACTCTTCGTATTCATGATCTTAAAACCGGTGTTGTGCCGGCACACATGGAGCAGCTTGAAATATATGCTGCTCTTTTTTGTTTGGAGTATAAGGTGAAACCCTCGGAAATCGAGATGGAGCTTCGTCTGTACCAGAACAATGAAATTCTGTATCACACACCTACTGCCGAAGATATTGTGCCAATTATGGACAAGATCATTACATTTGACAAGGTTATCAGAAAAATTAAAGAACAGGAGGGTTAAACCATGAGTCTCACGGATGATATTCTAATGCATTACGGTATGCCCAGAAGGTCTGGTCGTTATCCTTGGGGTTCGGGTGATAACCCTTATCAGCACAGCGGCGATTTTCTTTCTCGTGTGGAAGAGTTGAAGAAGTCCAATTTCACTTTTACTGATAAGGATGGAAAAACCTACACAGGAGAAGTAGCCATTGCAAAATCTATGGGGCTGAGCACAACACAGTTTCGCACTCAGATGAGCCTCGCAAAGGATGAACGCCGTTCTGCTGATGTTGCCACTGCCAAAGCTCTTCGAGCTAAAGGTTACAGCTTGAATGAGATTGCTGACAAAATGGGCTTTGCTAACGATTCTTCAGTTCGTTCCCTCTTGAATGAGAGTTCAGAAGCTCGTATGAACCAGGCAAAACAAACCGCTGAATTTCTGAAAAAACAGATTGCGGAAAAAGGCATGATTGATGTCGGAACCGGAGTCGAAAGAGAGCTTGGTATCTCGAAAGAGAAGATGAACCAGGCTCTTTATATTTTGGAAATGGAGGGCTATCCCATTTATGGCGGTGGCGTGCCCCAGGTGACCAATCCAGGCAAACAAACAAACATCAAAGTCCTTTGCCCTCCCGGAACAGAGCACAAGGAGATTTATAATTTTGAGAATGTTCATTCCGTCAGAGATTATGTATCTCATGACGATGGCGAGACATTTGATAAATTTGTCTACCCCAAGAGCATGGACTCAAGCCGTTTGAAAATCCGTTATGCAGAAGATGGCGGTATTCAGAAAGACGGTGTTATCGAAATCCGTCGTGGTGTAGACGACTTGTCTCTTGGTGATTCTCACTATGCTCAGGTTCGTATTCTGGTAGGCGGCAACAGATATTTGAAAGGAATGGCTGTCTATTCTGATGATCTTCCTGATGGTGTGGATGTGATGTTTAACACCAATAAGAAAAAAGGAACTCTGACATCGGATGTTTTGAAGAAGGTCAAAGATGACCCTGACAATCCATTTGGCTCCCTTATCAAAGCCGGTGGGCAGAGTTACTACATTGACTCTGATGGTAACCGGCAGCTTTCCCTTATCAACAAGCGTGCTGAAGAGGGTGATTGGGGCGAATGGGCAGATAAACTCCCATCCCAGTTTCTTTCCAAGCAGAGTTTGAGCCTGGTTAATAAGCAACTGAATCTGGCGGCGTCCGATAAGATGGCTGAGTTTGACGAGATCTGCTCACTGACCAATCCGACAGTCAAGAAATCACTGTTGAAGTCCTTTGCGGATGATTGCGACTCCGCTGCTGTACATCTTCAGGCGGCTGCACTTCCTCGTCAGAAATATCAGGTGATTCTACCTATCACTTCAATGAAAGACAACGAAGTGTATGCTCCGAATTATAAGAATGGTGAAACGGTAGCATTGGTTCGTTATCCGCATGGGGGCACTTTTGAGATTCCTATCCTGACTGTAAACAACAAGCAGGCAGAAGCTCGTCGAATCCTCGGGAACACTCCTAAAGATGCCATCGGTATTAACAGCAAGGTTGCGGAACGGCTTTCAGGTGCTGACTTTGATGGCGATACTGTCATGGTTATCCCCTGCAACTCTGGTAAAAGCAAGGTCAAGATTACTTCCACCCCTCCTCTGAAGGGGCTTGAAGGATTTGACCCGAAATTGGAGTATGGTGGAAAACCTGTCGGCACTTTCAAGCCTATGAAAAACACACAGAAAGAAATGGGTGTCATTTCCAATCTGATTACTGACATGACTTTGAAGGGGGCCACACAGGATGAGCTTGCAAGAGCAGTTCGTCACAGCATGGTAGTTATCGATGCAGAAAAGCACAAACTTGACTACAAGCAGAGTGAGATCGACAATGGCATCAGCTCATTGAAAAAGAAGTATCAGGGCACAGTTGATGAGGATGGAAGATACCACGAGGGTGCTTCGACTCTGATTTCCCGTGCTAAGTCGGAGACTTCTGTCACTAAGAGGCAAGGTAGTCCAAAAATCGATGAAAAGACAGGCGAATACATATGGAAAGATGTAGATGACCCTGTTTATGTCGATAAGCGAACTGGCAAGGTCAAAGAACGTACTCAGCCCAGCACTAAGATGGCTGAGGCAAAGGATGCCTATACCCTGGTATCCGAAGCTGATACCCCCGTGGAGCGTGCTTACGCTAACTACGCCAATAAAATGAAAGCTCTGGGTAACCAGGCTCGTCTTGAGATCCTATCCACCGGAAAAGTACCCTACTCCGCCACTGCAAAAGAGACCTATCAAGCTGAGGTTGACTCTCTGAATGCTAAGCTTAATGTAGCTTTGAAGAATGCACCAAGAGAAAGACAGGCTCAGACTATGGCTAATGCGGTAGTGGCTGCTAAAAAACAGGACAACCCGGATATGACAAAGGGCGAACTCAAGAAAGCAAGCCAGCAGGCACTTACTCAAGCTCGTGCCTCTGTTGGTGCAAAGCGAGAGACCATCAAGATCACAGACCGTGAATGGGAAGCAATTCAGGCTGGTGCTATCAGTGAGAATAAGCTTACCCAAATCATTGACAATGTGGACATTGACAGTCTTAGACAGCGCGCAACACCGAGAGCAACAACTACTCTCAGCACTGCAAAGCAGAATAAGATTGCTTCGATGAGTGCTTCTGGCTACAGTACATCAGAAATTGCTGAAGCTCTTGGCATTTCTACAAGCACAGTGTCGAATTACTTGAATTGAAAGGAGTGACTGGCATGAATGGTTCTTGTGCCCTTACCACATTTGACAACCCTTACAATCCATTTGAACAGTTCTCCGATTGGTTCCTGTTTGACGTGGAAAAGGGTTACAACACTTGCGCTTATCTCGATCGAATTGCTCACACTTCTGACCAATTCTCTGAAGAAGAGAACAACCAAGAGATTGAAAGAGCGATTGACGAGATCATTCGTTATGACTTCATGAACATTTACAAGAAAGTGAAGAGAACGAAGACAGCAAAAGCAGATAAGGCTTGAACTATAGGTTGAGGTCTAATGCTCTTTGAATAAAATTTTTGTTTTCTTTTCTGAAAATATTTGAACTTGAAGTCAATGCAAACAAATTATCACTTGATCTGCACTCCTGACGCAGGGCTTAAAGGCATGGGGAGGGGGTCTCCAAAATCGCACCCCCTACCTCATCGCGGCGGTCTTAAAAAAATCTCCGGAGGGATATTTTGGGAATGGGGGTTTATCCCTCGGGTGCAGTATTTGAACGAGCTTACAGGGTTGAAGCATTTTCCATAAAGTGTGAACATCTCCTTTCATGTTTCTTTTCTCCTTTCGGTGATTGGTGGAAAATCAGCTCTGTAAGTTCTTTCAAATACTGCACCTATTCTTACCCAAAAGAGCAACAGGTTGAGCAAAAAGTGCAGTACAAGTATGCGGATATGGCGGAACTGGCAGACGCAATAGACTCAGGATTTATTGGAGGCAACTCCGTGCAGGTTCGATTCCTGTTATCCGCACCAAATTTTTTAAGAGAGGAGGCAGTGCTGATGCCAAAAGGTAAAGCTGCAAGCTCTTCCGACTCAAACAGCCCATTGAGACCGCCGACATCTCTCGAAGCGCAAGAGAACTTAATGATTTCTTTGGCGGTTCAATGTGCTGAAAAGCAGCTCAGAGACGGAACTGCTTCTTCTCAGGTCATAACACATTATCTGAAACTCGGTTCCAGTAAGGAACGAATTGAAAAGGAGATTCTGGAGAAGCAGAAAGAGCTTATCGAAGCTAAAACTAAAAATCTGAACTCCAACAGCGAAGCCAAAGAATTGTATAACAAGGCTCTCGAAGCGTTTAGGAGATATTCTGGTGCAGGCGGTGAAGACGATGAATATTAAAACTTATTCAGAGTTAATTACACTGCCTACATTTGAGGAACGGTTCCGTTATTTGAAACTTGACGGTTCTGTTGGAAAAGAAACTTTTGGTTTTAAGCGATGGCTGAATCAAGAATTCTATCATTCAGATATGTGGCTGCAATTTAGAGATGAAATCATTATTCGAGATGAAGGTTGCGATCTCGGTGTACCAGGTTACGAGATCTTCGGCTCAATATTGATTCATCATCTAAACCCAATTACTTATGAAGACATCTTAAATCGAAACCTATGTGTCTTCGATCCAGAGAATGCGATCTGTACGAAGTTGAACACGCATAATGCTATTCACTACGGCGATGAGAGTCTGTTGGTTCTTCCTCCGGTACAGCGCACACAAAACGATACCTGTCCCTGGCGAAAATAATGAAAGGAGAAATTTTCAATGTCTAATGAGATTCATGAAAAATCTATTCCTGATACTTCGGCTGAAATCGTCGAGGAACAGGAAACAGAGCTTTGCGAAGATGCTGCTCGAAATGTGATCGGTGTTGTCACGGATTGTCTGAAACTGAACATTCGTGAGAAACCCAGTATGGATTCCAAAGTCGTAACGGTTGCGACCTGTCTTGATGAACTGGAAATTGACATGGGCGATTCCAATGATGATTGGTACGCTGTCTGCACTGCCGCCGGTATTGAAGGATTCTGCATGAAGAAATTTGTAGCCGTCAGGCAGTAAGGAGAAACGATATGGATAGCATACTGACATCGATCAAAAAGTTGCTCGGAATTGCTGAGGAGTACGAGCACTTTGACCAGGACATCGTAATGCATATCAATTCGGCATTCTCGGTCTTGACGCAACTCGGTGTCGGTCCCGAAGAAGGATTCCGTATCGAAGATGCGAGTAAGACCTGGTCCGAATTCCTGTACGACGATCCTCGTCTTGAATTTGTAAAAACTTTTATCTACCTGAAGGTAAAACTGGTGTTTGACCCGCCTTTAAGTTCTGCGGTCATGGAAGCAATCAACCGGCAGATCAGTGAACTTGAATGGCGAATCAATGTGACAGTTGACCCGGATTAAATGTGAGAGGAGGATTTCAAAATGGATAATACAGCACTTGCCCATCACGGTATCATCGGAATGAAGTGGGGTGTTCGTCGCTACCAGAATAAAGATGGTACTCGTACTACAGCTGGGAAGAAAAGAGAGAACTCTTCTAAATCTGATGCTCCTGCTCATGAGGACTATGCTAAAGCTCATAACAGTAAGAGCGTTAAGTCCATGAGTGATGCAGAGCTTCGTAACCGACTGAATCGTCTTCAGATGGAGAAACAGTACAGTCAATTGTCTTCGACTGATGTGAATCGTGGAAAGGAATATGTATCGAAAACGCTGAAAGTTGCCGGCACAATTGCGACTGCTACTTCAACTGCTTTAACTATTTACAATAACTATGGAAAGATCAAAGAAATTGTAAACGGTATGGCTAAGAAGGCTGGCTAAGGAGGTACTTATGGCATTATCAAACACTGCCGTTCCCAAGTATTATGGCATGTTTCGTGATGCCGTAATTCGAGGGGAGATTCCGGTTTGCAAAGAGATCTCCATGGAGATGAATCGCATTGATGACCTCATCGCTAATCCGGGTGTGTACTACGACGACCAAGCTGTTGAGGGGTGGATTGCTTATTGCGAGTCTGAACTAACTCTAACAGATGGCTCCGACCTTAGCCTTTTGGATAGCTTCAAGCTTTGGGGTGAGCAGATCTTTGGTTGGTATTATTTTGTTGAACGAAGTGTGTACCAGCCGAATCCAGATGGTCATGGTGGGCACTACGTTCGCAAGAATGTGAAAAAGAGATTGATTAACAAACAGTATTTGATCGTAGCACGAGGCGCCGCCAAATCAATGTACGGCTCAACTCTACAAGGTTACTTTCTGAATGTCGATACCTCTACTACCCATCAGATCACAACTGCTCCAACAATGAAGCAGGCGGAGGAGGTCATGTCCCCTCTTCGTACCGCTATCACCCGTTCGAGAGGACCTCTGTTTCAGTTCTTGACGGAAGGCTCTTTACAAAACACAACTGGTTCCAAAGCGAATCGCACAAAGTTAGCCTCTACGAAAAAGGGAGTTGAAAACTTTCTGACAGGTTCGCTTCTTGAGGTCAGACCTATGAGCATCAATAAGCTCCAAGGTCTACAAATCAAGGTTGCTACTGTTGATGAGTGGCTTTCCGGTGACATTCGAGAGGATGTTATCGGTGCTATTGAGCAAGGCGCATCCAAAGTGAACGACTACATCATCGTTGCAATCAGCTCGGAAGGCACGGTTCGTAACGGAAGCGGCGACACCATCAAAATGGAGTTGATGGACATCCTTAAGGGCGACTACATCAATCCTCATGTTTCGATTTGGTGGTACAAGCTGGATTCTATTGACGAAGTCGGAGATCCGGAAATGTGGCTCAAGGCTAATCCGAATCTCGGAAAAACCGTAAGCTACGAAACTTATCAGTTGGATGTGGAAAGAGCAGAAAAAGCTCCTGCTGCCCGAAACGATATTCTTGCAAAGCGATTTGGGTTACCGATGGAGGGTTACACCTATTACTTCACCTATGAAGAAACTCTTCCGCATCGAAAAAGGGATTTCTGGCAAATGCCTTGTTCCCTCGGCGCAGACTTGTCGCAGGGCGATGACTTCTGTGCGTTTACATTTCTGTTTCCTCTGTCGAATGGTTCTTTTGGTATTAAGACAAGAAACTACATTACCTCTACAACTTTAATGAAGCTGCCTGCTGCTATGAGAATCAAGTACGATCAATTCATGGCGGAGGGCAGTTTGATTGTTTTAGAGGGTGCCGTACTTAATATGATGGATGTCTATGAAGACTTGGACAACCACATTCAGGAGTGCGGATACGATGTTCGGTGCCTCGGATTTGACCCTTATAATGCGAAAGAATTTGTTGCGAGATGGGAATCGGAAAACGGTCCGTTTGGAATCGAGAAAGTCATTCAGGGCGCTAAAACTGAATCGGTTCCGCTCGGAGAATTGAAGAAGCTTTCTGAAGAAAGAATGCTTATCTTCGACGAGGACCTCATGACCTTTGCTATGGGTAACTGCATTACCCTTGAAGATACAAACGGAAACCGCAAGCTTTTGAAAAAGCGGTATGAGCAGAAAATCGACGCTGTTGCAGCAATGATGGACGCCTATATTGCTTATAAACTCAATCGGGATGCATTCGAATAAGGAGGTGGTCAAGTTGGATGAGATGTACCATCACGGTATTCTCGGTCAGAAATGGGGCGTTCGTCGTTTCCAGAACAAAGACGGAACTTTGACCGCCGCAGGTCAAAAGCGTTTGGAAAAGAAAGACGCAAAGTGGGCTCATAAAAGCCATGACAAAATCGTGTCTAAAGCCCGCAAAGATGTTTCCAAAGAACTCGATCAGTACGCCAATCAACTATTAAAAAGTCCTTCTTCCGTGACATCGAAAGGCAAAATTAGCTCCTTGGCTATCAATTCCTATAACCGGAAAATGGCTGAATTGATGAATGAGTCCGTTAAAAATGTTACCGCACCTTCAGGGCGTGTCATTCAATTCGTTGCAAAACGAGGCGAAGTCGGCGTACATATGGCTCTGGCTGACAGAGGCTATGATATGCAACAGCTGAAGAACGGTATCTGGGCTTCCGGTCGAGTTGCCTATAAGAAGAAAAATGTTGATATGGTTTAAGGAGGTGATGATTCAAAATGGAGATGTCTTTTGGTTCCAGACTGAAACATGCTTGGAATGCATTTACCGGTAATGTTCAAATGAACTACCGGGATTTAGGTATGAGCTATTCATACCGAGCCGACCGGCCAAGAATGTCCAGAGGCAATGAAAGATCAATCGTTACATCGGTGTATAACCGAATTGCACTTGATGTTGCAGCACTGAATGTTCAGCATGTCCGTCTGGATGAAAATGGGCGTTTTCTTTCGGTAATCGATGACGGATTGAATAATTGCCTCACTTTGGAAGCCAATGTCGACCAGACAGCACGGTCGTTCATTCAGGATGTAGTTATCTCTATGTTTGATGAAGGAAGCGTGGCAATCGTTCCGGTCGACACAACGACTGACCCAAATGTGTCCGGTTCGTATGACATTCAGTCTTTGCGTGTCGGACAGATTTTGGACTGGTATCCGCAGTATATTCGTACTCGTGTGTACAACGAACAGACGGGCAGAAAAGAAGATATTGTAGTGCCAAAAAGTGCAGTGGCTATCATTGAGAATCCGCTGTACGCAGTTATCAATGAGCCGAACTCAACTATGCAGCGACTCATTCGTAAACTTAACCTACTCGATGTCATTGATGAACAGAGTGGATCTGGAAAACTCGATTTGATTATTCAGCTCCCCTATGTCATTAAGACTGAAGCAAGGCGTCAACAGGCCGAAAATCGGCGTAAAGATATAGAAAGTCAGTTGTCGGGTTCTAAGTATGGTATTGCTTATACCGATGGTACCGAGCATATCACACAGTTGAATCGTTCTGTGAACAACAACCTGATGTCCCAGATTGAATACTTGACGAGTATGCTATACAGCCAGTTGGGAATCACTCAGAGCATTTTGGATGGAACAGCGGACGAGAAGACAATGCTGAACTACAACAACCGGACAATCGAGCCGATCATTTCCGCTATTGTTGATGAGATGAAACGAAAGTTTCTGACCAAAACTGCCCGATCACAACGACAGTCGATTTCGTTCTTCAGAGATCCGTTTAAGTTGGTTCCTGTTAATGAAATCGCTGAAATTGCTGACAAATTCACGAGAAATGAAATCATGACTTCGAATGAAATTCGTCAGGTCGTTGGTATGAAACCTTCTGATGACCCAAGAGCAGACGAACTCAGAAACAAGAATCTGAGTGAACCGTCCGGCTCCGATCAGCAGTCAGAAGAAACACCGATCACCACAGACAATTCAGTTGAAGAGTCAGCAAGTGATTTGGACGACAAAATCTCTAAGCAAAAATCGAAAAAGTAAGGAGGAAATTCAAAATGAGTAGACCTTTTTCGGTTGAGGCTTGTGATTTCAGCGGCTGGGCAACCCGAAACGACCTTAAGTGTTCCGATGGACGAGTAATTCGTCGGGACGCCTTTAAGAATAACGACGGTATTAAAGTCCCGCTGGTCTGGAATCATCAGCACAACAGTCCTCGTGATGTTCTCGGTCATGCATGGCTTGAGAACCGTGAGGAAGGTGTTTACACCTATGGCTTCCTCAATGACACCGCTGACGGTGAAATTGCGAAAGTCCTTATCAAGCATGGTGACATCTGCGCTCTGTCCATTTACGCCAATCAGCTTCAGCAGGCTGGTCCTGATGTGCTGCATGGTTGTATTTGTGAGGTGAGTCTCGTGCATAAGGGTGCTAACCCCGGTGCATTTATTGACTCTATGCTGAAGCATGGCGAAATGTCCGACGATGAAGCTATCATCTATACCGGAATGCCTCTTTGCCTTTCCCATTCTGCCGAGTCTAAGGATAAGCAGAAAGAGGAGGAAAAGAAGAAGGAGGATACCAAAGAGGACAAGCCTGCCGAAAGCAAGGAAGAGAAAAAGGGCGATGAAGAGACGGTTGCTGATGTAATCGACTCTATGTCCGAAAAGCAGCAGAACGTCATGTATGCACTTATTGCACAGGCTCTCGAAGGTGAACCCGAAAAGGAATCCAAAGATGATTCCGACAACAATTCTGAATCCAATAAGGAGGATAACACAATGAAACATAATGTCTTTGACAACGATCAGCAGAAGAAGACCGAGGTTCTGTCTCACGCTGACCAGGCAAGCATCATTTCCATGGCTAAGTCCAACAGCGTCGGCAGTCTCCGTACTGCTATGGACATCTACGCAGAGCAGAATCCTGACAGTGTTCTGGCTCACGGCATCGATGGTATCGAAACTCTGTTTCCTGAGTACAAGGATGTCCGTCCCGGTGCTCCTGAACTGCTCACTACTGACCAGGGTTGGGTAAACGAGGTTCTGAAGAAGGTTCATAAGAGCCCTATCTCCCGTATCCGTACCCGTCAGGCTGACCTGCGTAACATTGAGGCTCTTCGTGCCAAGGGTTACAAGAAGGGCACTCAGAAGGGTTATGTCGGCAACATCCAGCTGCTCCACAGAACCACCGATCCTCAGACCGTGTATGTGAAGAGCAAGCTTGACCGTGATGACATCATCGATATTCAGGACTTTGATGTGGTGCAGTACCTGTACGGCATCGACCGTATGAATCTGAACGAGGAGCTGGCAACGGCTATCATGATCGGCGATGGTCGTGAGGTTGGTGCTGACGGTAAGATCGCTGAGGATAAGATCCGCCCGATCTGGCTGGATGACGAGCTGTACACCATTCATGCTGATGTCGACATTGCCGGTATGAAGAGCACGCTTCAGGGCACCAACACTTCCGCCAATTTCGGCGAGAATTACATTTATGCAGAAGCCGTGATCCAGTCTCTGCTGTACGCTCGTGAGAAGTATAAGGGCTCTGGCACTCCCGACTTCTACTGCACGCCTCATCTGGTCAATGTCATGCTGCTTGCCCGTGACCTGAATGGTCGCCGCATCTATGACAAGGTCAGTGATCTGGCTGCGGCTCTGAATGTCGGTCAGATCATTACGGCGGAGCAGTTCGAGGGTAAGACTCGTACTACTACGGACAGCAAGACCAAGAAGCTTCTGGGTCTTATGGTCAACCTGGCTGACTATTCTCTGGGTGCTACCAAGGGCGGTGAAATCACTCACTTCACTGATTTCGACATCGACTTCAACCAGGAGAAGAGCCTGCTGGAGACTCGTTGCTCCGGTGCTAACACTCGTGTTATGTCCGCTATTGCTCTGGAAGAGGATGTCACTGACCGCCCTTAACGAGTCTCACGGTTGAACCTGCGGACGGTGAGACGGAATTGCTCGGTAAAACCGCAGCAGATTTGCAGGAGAATGTTGCAATCTCCGGTAGAGAAATTACCGGTACGCTGAAGCTGGTCACCGATTACACGGGATTCAGCAGTGCGACCGATGAGCAGAGTGGTAACTATCTCGCTCTGCATGTAACTCAGGAACCGGAAGATGCAACGGTTACAGTGGAACTGATTGGCGGTAAGAATGGAGCAGTCGAACTGGACGACGATGGTTTGATTGTGCTGAAGATCGCCGATACGGCAAAGCAGTCGGTAAAGGTTACTGTCACCAATGGTGAAGATACCGCCACAAAGACTTATAGTCTTAAGGGACTGACTTTGGCGACTGAGTAAGGAGTGAAAATTCAAAATGGCTAAATTTTATGGAGTAATTGGCTACGCTGTAACAGAAGATACTAAGCCGGGCGTTTGGACAGAGAAAATCATCGAGCGTATGTACTATGGTGATTTAACTCGTAACACTCGTAGGCTTCAGTCTGCGGAACAACTCAACGACAACATCAATGTTGCGAATGAGATCAGTATCGTAGCCGATCCATTTGCCAATGAGAATTTTCATTCGATGAGGTATGTTGAGTTTATGGGTGCTAAATGGAAGGTGACAAGCGTTGAAGTTCAGTACCCAAGACTTATACTGACTGTGGGAGGTGTATACAATGGCGAGCAGGCTTGATCTGCAAACTTTCCTGGAAGAACTCCTCGAAAGCAAAAATGTGTATTTTCAGCCTCCTGAGTCGGTAAAAATGAAATACCCCGCTATCGTTTATGCACTTGATGACATCGAAAATGTGCACGCCGATAACGGGGTTTATTCATCTCACAGACATTATTCGGTCACAGTCATTGACTCTGATCCGGATAGTGAGCTTGTCGGTAAGGTGGTTGCTATACCTACC